GCTTGAGAGACCCCAGCTAGCAAACCATTTTCACCTTCGGCAGCACCTACAGAACAGGCTACTTTTAAACCTGGCGATGAAGGTTCTAAGAAACAGAAGAAACTTACAGCAATCAAGAAGGGTAAAAGCCGTTTAGCAATTGCAACTACAACAGGTACTAAGTCAGGAACAGCTAAAGGCTTATAAAGGAGTAAGGAATGGCAGAAGAACGCACAACAACCCTCAAGGCTAGGTGGTCTAAGCTAGAAGGTGATAAAACAACTGTACTAGATAAGGCCCGAGACTGTGCTGCTCTTACTATTCCTTCGCTGTTAACGAAGCAAGGACATACTGAACAGGATACATTAGCTACTCCATACCAATCACTTGGTGCACGAGCAGTTAATCACCTCGCTAGTAAGTTACTACTTACTTTGTTACCACCTAACGCTCCCTTCTTTAGGTTAATGCCTAATGAAGAGGATATAGCACAACTTGATACTCAACAAGAAGCTGAGTTAGAAGAAGCACTATCCTCTTATGAGCGTGACCTATACACCTACATTGAGAAGAAAGCATATAGAGTACCTTTGTTTGAAGCCTTAAAACTTCTTATTGGTACTGGTAATGCTTTACTTCGCTTTGAAGATGAAGAGTTAAGAGTTTATAACCTCAATGAATATGTGGTTAAACGTAATGCTCTTGGTAAGGTAGTAGAAGTAATTGTTAAAGAGACAGTGCATCCTAGTGATGTACCTGAGCTAGACCTAACCGATGATGAAACAGACTTATATACGTCTATTAAGGTTTTACCAGACGGTAAGTATGACCTCTACCAAGAGGTTCTCGGTGAAGTAGTCCCTGGTTCAGAAGGTGTTATTAAGGCTGAAGACAGTCCTTTCTTAGCACTTAGGTGGACAGCCATTAATGGTGAAGACTATGGACGTGGTTTAGTAGAGCAGTATCTAGGTGACTTACGAAGCTTAGAAGCACTTAACCAAGGTATGGTAGAAGGTGCAGCGGCAGCCTCTAAGATTGTATTCTTAGTTGACCCTACTGGTACTACTAGAGCCCGTGACTTAGCTAAATCTAGGTCAGGTGACTTTGTTCAAGGTAAAGCAAGTGATGTTACTACTCTGCAAGTGCAGAAGGGTAATGATATGCAGATACCTTATCAATTAGCACAAGAGATACAACAACGATTAGCTAGTGCATTCCTGTTAACTCAGGGTGCTACTCGTAATGCTGAGCGTGTTACTGCTGAAGAGATACGTCTAGTAGCAGGTGAGTTAGAAGATGCCTTAGGTGGAATTTATTCAATTCTATCACAGGAACTTCAACTACCACTTGTTAAGATTATCTTTAAGAACAGTAAAACACCACTACCTGAAGGTCTAGTAGAACCAGTTATTGTTACTGGTCTAGAGGCATTAGGAAGAGGACACGATTACAACAAACTTGTTATGTTTGCACAAACACTACAGCAGTTACTAGGGCCTGAAATATTTGCCCAACACGCTAATGTAGATGCTGTGATTAGTCGAGTAGCTACTTCTCTTGGTTTAGATGCAGAAGGGATTATTAAATCTCAAGAGCAACTACAACAGGAAGCAGAGCAACAGGCAGGTCAACAGTCGGCTCAAATAGCAGCTGATAGTGCTGCACAAGCAAGTGGACAGGAAGCTGGTGCTCAATTAGGTCAGCAATCAATGCAGGGGTAATATGTCAGAAATCAGATGGAAAATATATACCAATGATGACGTTATAAAGGAGACGGAAGATGAGCGAACTAGAAGTAACAAACCCAGTGGAGGAAACACCTCAACTAAACGAGCACGACCAAGCGATGGTGGACAAAGCAAACCTAAGCGAGGAACAAACAAACACCGAGCTAAGAAGTGATACTGAGAATGTATTACTAGCAGGTAAGTACAAAGATGTTGGTGAATTAGAGAAGGCTTACACAGAGCTTCAATCTAAGATGGGCCAACCAGCTGAAACTACTGAGGAAGTAAAGCAAGAGGAAACTCCTGCTCCTACCGAGTCAGTAGAAGAAGCTAAAGAAACAGTGGAGGCCAAAGGAATAGATTTCGATGGTCTTTACGGTGAGTATGGTGAGAACGGTACGCTATCAACTGAGACGTATTCCAACCTTGAACAGGCAGGATTATCAAAGGAGGTGGTTGATTCTTACATACAAGGTCAAGAGGCCATTCAGCAACAACAAGTTAACACGCTACAAAAGGCTGTTGGCGGAGAAGCTGAATACCAGGCTATGATACAATGGGCTGGTTCGAACTTAACGGATAGTGAACAGACGCAATTCAACGCAACTCTAGATAATGCAGAGAGTGCTGAGTTCGCAATCCAAGGGCTTAACGCTCGTTACAAGGCTGCCAATCCTACACTGATTGGTGGTAACCGTATTTCGGGTGATACAAATACTAGTAGTAGAGGTTATACCACAAAGAGTGATATGATGGATGCTATGAGTAGCTCGAAGTACAAGACAGACCACACTTACAGAGCGGAAGTTCAACGTAAGCTGGCCCTGTCGACATTCTTATAGTAAAACAAGTAAGTATAATTGCCTTGATGTTTCCCTCGAGGGGGAAGCTGAGAGATACCCTTTAAAACACTATGTATTATTATATAAACTAAACCGTGACATTTTGTCACACTTAAACTTTATATATAGGATATATTAAAATGGCATTTACAACTTCAAATCCCAACTTCGACTTCGGTGGAACAGCGGGAAACAAAGACCTAGCGTTAAAAATCTTCTCTGGCGAGGTGCTAACAGCATTCGCATCTAAGAACGTATTTATGCCGCTAGTAAACACACGTACAATTAACTCAGGTAAGTCTGCACAGTTCCCAGTAATTGGTAACCTATCAGATTCTTCTGATGTTAAGACTCACACTCCTGGTGATGACGTAGTTCCTTCTTCAATCGGTTCTAACGAGCAAGTAATTACTATTGCTGCTCGTAAATACGCTTCAGTATTTGTAGACGATTATGAAGAAGCTATGTCTCATTACGAGACTCGTGGTCAGTACTCTACTGAGATGGGTAATGTTCTAGCTAAGAAAGTAGACAAAGCTATTATCACACAGCTTGACGCTTGTGAGACAGCTACTCCTAAAGTAGGTCAACCAGCAGTTAACGCTGATTTGGTTATTGGTGCTACTCCAACTGCTAACGCTATTGTTGAAGCATTATTTGATGCTGCAGCAACTATGGAAGGTAAGGACATCGCAGGCGATAAGGTTTGTATCTTAAATCCTGAAGCTTACTACAACTTAGTACAGTCAGACAAAGCAGTAAATCGTGATTGGACAAATGGTAATGGTGGTATTGATACTGGTTCAGTATTCAAAATCGCTGGTATCCCAATTATGACTTCTAACAACGTACCAGCTGGTAAGTGGGGTTACATCTTCACACCACACGCTGTAGGCGTTGTTAAGTTATTAGACATCAAGTCTGAAGCTAATTACATTCCTGAGAAATTAGGTACGTTAATGGTTTCTTCTTACGCGATGGGCGAAGGCGTTCTTAACGCTGGTTGTTCTATCCGTTTGTCAGTAGCTTAAGTTAGTTAGTTAGACAATTTTGAGGCATCTCTTCGGAGGTGCTTCATCCACATTAAATAAAGAGGTACTATGAACAGATACAACGACGCAATTAATATTTGCTTAACAACAATAGGCGAGAGTCCTATCCCCGCTAGTACCTCTATAGTTGGTCACTATGAGGCTGAATTAGCCGACACTATTATTAGTGAATCTTTAACCGAAGTACTCGCCTTTGGTTACAACTTTAACACAGACTCTGATTGGGAGCTTGTTCCAGATACCTCTGGTAACATCGCTATTCCAGCAGGAGCTATTTCAGTAGATGCTTCTACTACTTCATCTGATTATATTATGAAGAGTGCTAAGCTATACAACAAAGCAACAATGAGTTATGTCTTCACAGAAACTGTATTGGCAGATATTACGTGGGCTATTGACTTCAATGACCTACAACCTATCATACAGATTCTAGTAGTAGCGAAAGCTAAGATGAAGTTATACACAAGAGTAGTAGGCGTAGATACTGCATATAAGGTATTTGTACAGGAAGTAGAAGATGCCACAACTGCAGTAAGAGCTGAGGATATCACATCAGGTGACTATTCAATCTTTGACGATACAGTCACATCAAGAGTTATGACTAGAACATCTAACCCACTACCAATTTAAGGAGTAATCTATGGAAGTTAATCAAACTATACCATCACTTGTTAATGCCGTTAGTCAACAAGCTCCAGAGCTAAGACACGACACTTCTGTTGATGAAATGATTAATTGTACTGTTTCTTTCACGGAAGGAACTAAACGTAGAAATCCACTAGTAGAAGTAGCTATTGATAATTCTTTATTAGGACATACTCCTTTCATTCATACATATGAGAGAGGAGACGGTACTGAGTCTTACATCATCGCTATTATTAGCGGTGCTTGGAAAGTATATGATTTAGCAGGCGTATTACAAGACAGTGGCACTAATAGTTATCTGACAATACCTGCTGGAGCATTAGCTTCAGAGAGTTTTGCAATGGTAACCGTTGGTGATACAACATTTGTTGTTAATAAGACAAAGACAGTCGCAGAGAGTACTACATACACACACAGTACTACTAATACAGATATACATAGAAGCCACGCTTACTACTGGGTTAAGAGAACTTATATCTCTTATGGTGGTGCAGATAATGCAGTAAAGAATACATATACCTACACTATTAACGGTACTACTAACTCTAATAAAGACACAGAGAATGGAGCTAAATCAGATTTAATTGCTTCTACACTAGCATCACAAGTAGGTGCTTCTTCATCAGGTTCTATTATTTATAAAGCAACAACAGGTACTTGGAATACATCAGACTCTTGGGGTAATCAGGCATCAGAGGGGTGGCAGGGTGTGCTTAAGAAGCTACAAGATTTACCTAATACAATGGGTAGTTATTCTGGTTTACAGACACTTGTTAATGTAACAGGTGATGAGAAGAATGGTTTTGAAGGGTTCTGGGCTTGGGTTAAGAATGCTGGAGAGGCTTGGGTAGAGACAGTAGCCCCTGGTATTAAAGATGGGTTTCAAAACTCAACTATGCCACACACACTTACACGTACCTCTATTGGTAACTTCACCTTTGGTGAGTTTGCTTATTACGACAGAGATAAAGGTGATGAACTATCCAACGCAATGCCTAGTTTCGTAGGTCAGAATATTGCAGATATCTTCTTCTATAGAAATAGACTTGGTTTCATATCTGGTGATAATATCATTATGTCTGAGACAGGTATCTATGAGAACTTCTTTAGAACAACAGTCACAGACTTACTTGACACAGATGTTGTTGACGTAGCAGTAGATACTAACTCAGTAGCTAACTTAAAGTATGCTATACCCTTCAACCAGAACTTACTGGTGTTTGGTTCGCACGCTCAGTACATACTAGGTGGAGAGAAACCTCTTACACCTTCTACTGCAAGTCTAGCACAAACTACTAACTACCCTATTAATATAGCAGTAGCTCCTACTCCTATTGGGCCTAATGTCTACTTTGGTTTGGATGTTGGTGACTTTGCACAGGTTCGTGAGTACTATAACGTACCAGGTTCTACAGGTAACGAAGCACAAGATATTACAGCTCACGTTCCTACTTATATTGACCATCACTTAATTGCTATAGAAGCAAGTACTAAGTATGATATGTTATTTGCAATACCACCAGGTAGTAATGAAATATATGTTTACAACCAAACGTGGGAAGGTGAAGAGAAATCACAGTCTGCTTGGCATCGTTGGGAAATCCCTAATGCTACTATCTTTAATATTAAAGTAGTGGCTGATGACTTACTTGTTATGTATGATGAAGGCACTGACAGGAAGCTAGGTAAAATTAGTATTAAGTCAGAAGACTTTACAACTACTGTTTATACCGATGCTACTGGCACGTACTCTAGTGAGATAACCCTGAACGAATGGGGCTTTCAATCTGGTGGGCAAACTAAAGTAGATAACAAAACAGGACGTTTACAGATACGTAAACTTACAATACAAGACAGAACAGATTCAGACCAAGACATAGAAGTAGTAGTTGGCCCACATACGAAGGTATTCCACCGTCATATACAAGGCGGCCCAACAGCTACTATTATGGGTGAAAGCCAGAAGACCTCTATTAAGATTAAGAGTGTTGGTTCTACTGGATTCTGCATCGACAGTCTAAATTTAACAGGTAGATTTACAACTAAGTCTAGAGCTGTTTAAACACACACAGAGGAAATAACTATGGTTTCAGATAAGGTCTTTACAACAGACGGAACTAGTACAATATACAGCGCTGATTTTAAGATTATATCTGACAATCATTGTAATGTTTATATTGATACTGTATTACAAAGTAGAACCACATACGACATCATCAACAATGCTGCGGTATTTAATACTGCTCCAGCAACAGGTAAAACACTAATTGTACAAGTTGGTACTACTCCTGATGATTTATTAACAAATCCTACGGATGCTGGTATTGTAGCCGCTAATATTGCTAATGTAAATGCAGTAGGTTCTAATATTGCTGATGTTACCTCGGTAGCTGACAATATGGCTGAAGTACTAACTGCAGATACAAATGCAGCGGCAGCGGCAGCTTCGGCTATTGCAGCTCAGTCTTCTGAAGATGATGCAGCGGCTGACCTAGTACTAACTAATGCAGATGTTGTTTTAACTCACGCAGATGTTGTACTTACACACGCTGACGTTATTCTAGCAGAAGCAGATAAAGTACAAACAGGCTTAGACCTAGTTGCTACTAATCAAGATACTATAGATACTGCGGCTGACCTAGTTGCTACTAATCAAGATACAATTGATACAGCAGCTGATGTTGTTTTAACTAATCAAGATACTATAGATACTGCAGCTGACGTTGTTCTAACTCACGCTGATGTAGTACTTACTCACGCAGATGTTGTTCTAACAAATGCTGATGTTACTACAACTGGTAATGCATTAACTGCGGCTCAGTCAGCTCAAACAGCGGCAGAGACAGCAGAAACTAATGCAGAGACAGCAGAAACTAATGCAGCGGCTTCAGCCTCTAGTATTCTAGGTGCAGTAACAGCTACAGCGGCAGACGTAGTTACTACAGCTGGTTATGCGGCTTCAGCAGCAGCAACATTTGATAACTTTGATGACAGATACCTAGGTAGTCAGGCAACAGCCCCTATCCTAGATAATGATGGTGATGCCCTAATTGTAGGTGCGTTATACTTCGATACTGTTGAACAAGTAATGAAAGTAAACACAGCCTTTGGTTGGGTTGCTACTTCATCTGCTACCTTAGCTACTATGGAAAGGTTTGTATTTACAGCAACAGCAGCTCAAACAGTATTTAGTGGTACAGATGATGGTGGTGATACATTAGTTATTATTGCGGGCGCAGAGATTGTTACACTTAATGGTATTGTACTAGAGGTAACCGCAGATTATACTGTGACTACTTCTTCTATTACATTACTATCAGGTGCTACACTTAATGATGATTTAAACGTATATGCATTTGGTAACTTTGAGTTAGCTGACCATTACTCTAAGGTAGCAGCAGACGCTCGTTACGCAGCTATAAGTGTTGTTAATTATGATGCTTCTACTATACAAGCAGAGGTTGATTTAAACACAGCAAAGACAGGCATTACTTCTAGTCAAGCTTCGGCAATCACAGCTAACACTGCTAAGGTAGGTATTACTTCTAGTCAAGCATCAGCTATTACAGCTAACACTGCTAAGGTAGGTATTACTTCTAGTCAAGCATCAGCTATTACAGCAAATACTGCTAAGGTAACTAATGCCACACATACTGGTGATGTAACAGGTGATACAACTCTTACTATTGCTACTGATGCGGTAGACATCGCAATGTTATCTGCTACTGGTACTGCTAGTTCATCTACTTACCTTAGAGGTGATAATACTTGGGGTACTGTAAGCACTGACCCAACTATGGGTGGTGATATGTCTGGTACTGCTTCTAATGCTCAACTTGTAGCTAATGCTGTTGGTTCAACAGAGATTGCTAATGGTGCTGTAATAGATGCTAAGATTGGTACTATGAGTTCTAGTAAACTGACGGGTGCTTTACCTGCGATTGATGGTAGCTCTTTAACAGGAGTTTCTGGGGCGTTTAACTCAAGTTACAATTGGGCTAGTGCTTCTAGGAATAGGTCTACAACTTATACTAACAGCTCTGGTGGACCTATATGGATGTCAGTCCCTAGAGGTGGTGGTGGTGAAACCATTACTATAAAAGGTGTTACACAATCAGGACATAATAGCAGCCAATCGGCTACTTTGCTTGTTCCAGAAGGTGCTACATACAGATTTAACACACCAGTATCTAGCTGGTATATAGTGAGCCTATAAGGAGAAGATTATGGTACATTATTACGACAAAACAACTCTTGAGACTAGAGCTTTTAATGACGCAGACGACTATACTCTCTGTGTGGAAAGGGGGTACGCTCCCGCACCTAGCTCTGCTTTCGTATTGATACCCAATCCTATAGAAGGAGACTACCAGTACGATGACACTGTTGGTTTATGGGCTTTAAGATTAGTTAATATTGATGAAGTCAGGAGAGATAGGGACGAAAGGTTATTACAATCCGATTGGTCTCAGAATAGAGACATAGTGTTGGAAAACGACAGTGATTGGGTGGCATATAGACAGGCTCTTAGAGACATTACTACTGATTACATTCCAGTTAGCAACCCTCGTTGGCCCACCAAACCAAACTAATCCAAATTAAATAAACAGGAGTATCCAAAATGAGTAACGCGAGAAATCTAGCTAACCTCTTAAGTGACACTGGTAATGTGAGAACATCTAAGTTATCTAATGCACCCTCTCCTACTTTAGGCGGTGATTTAAGTGGTACAGCAAGTAATGCTCAATTAGGAGCAAACGTAGTAACAGACGTAGAATTAAATTCTGCAAAACTAAACCAAACTGCACTCGATGTGGGTTCGGCAGAGGCGCTGGCACTAGCTGGCCTTTAATCATAACCATACAAAAATAAATAAGGAAAATAACTATGGCTATTAATACAACGACATTTGAGGCATCATTACAAACAAAGTTTGATGCTACAACAGATGCAAAGGAAATGTTACTTCTTGGTAAGGCACTAGAGGCAACAGTAGGTTCAATTAACGTAAGCAATGTTAACGCAGAAGGCGTGACACAGATTGCTGCAGTACAAGCAGCTATGACAGGTGCATTACCAGACCAAGCAGGACAATCAGGAAAGGTTCTTACCTCTGATGGTACTAACTCAACTTGGGCAGAAGGCTTACCTTCACAGACTAGTCAGACAGGTAAATTCCTAACAACTAATGGTACTGCTGCTAATTGGCAGGAGTTATCTTCTGCTGCGCTTAGCTCTGACTTCACTGTAGAGACGGGTACATCAGTATCAATAGGAACTATTGTTAACTTTGCCTCTGGTAAGGTTGGAGATAATCCTGTGGTGAATGGGCAATCAGCTATGGTAATAGATGCTAATTATGAGGCTACTGCAGTGAATGATTCAGGTACTCTTTACGTCTATCCTATTACAAGTGGCAATGACCATCAAATACGTGTAGGAGTAGCTCAGTCAGATGGTAGTATTTCGTGGAACGCCCCTATAACAGTTTACTCAGGGCACGATGGTAAGAGTACAGATGTAAAATCTCTAGGCGGTAACAGGTTT